TTGCACACGTCACTAATATGTTGATAGGTTTCGGGATGCTCCCAACCAGTATCACAGAAAACAGCTTCTATTTTATCGGCTCCGTATTTATTGGCAGCTTGAATCAAGCAAGCTTGTGAATCCTTTCCGCCAGAAAAACTTACTATTATCTTCATTTGGTTCCTTTCTTTCTTGTTTTACGCAAATCCTTGATAATCATTCAAGAACTTGCAAGGTTTAATCAATTATCTAATTCTTCTATCGCTTTGAAAATTTCAAGAATCACCTGCGGAACTATGGCATTTCCATATCCTTTGACTGATTCCTGTCTCCATTTTGTGAAAGGAATGGTAAGGTCGCCCACATTAAAGGGAAGCCCATCATTTCCTCGACAAACAGGGGATTGAGTTGGGAAGTTTTTCCACCCTCTAGTGGCGTATTTTGAATTATTTTCGCTACTGCTTCTTCCAGATTCCCTTTGTTCCGTTGCGCAATCTTTGGGTTGTTCAAGTCTATCCCGTTCACTTTGTTTGCTCTTGGTGTTGGCAACATCCCGTTTACCGCCATTGCTGTCAAAGCTGTGCCCATTTGGCTGTTCGGATTGTACTTCTTTGTATATTTGTCCGCTTCCCGAGCATTGGGAGTAGGAAGAAGTCCCATCTTCGCTGAAAGTGCCAATGTTGGCCGTTCCTTTGCGTTCGGCGATAGTGACTTGTTGATTCTTCCCGTTCCTCCATCTATGGCTGTCGGTGTCGGGAGCAGTTCTACCGGATAGAATGTTGTCTTCCCATTTTCGTTGCATACCTTCAACCCCTGAGTCTGCACGGTGGGCAATAAAGAAGACACGGTCCCTTCTGTGCGGTGCTCCGACGGCACAAGCCGGAATAAGCAACGGTTGGACGGAATATCCTTCTCGTTCAAGGTCTTTACAGATGGTTTCGACGACATACTCTTGTCGTAACAATACTCTTTTTCGATTATCTTCTCCGAAAAGAGCGGTTTGGCTTCCCATTTCAGTCTCCTCGCCGGGCTGAACCATTGTGAGGATTCCAGCAACGTTTTCACCAATAACCCAAGTGGGTCGGATTTCGCGTATTGCTCGTAACATTTCTGGCCAGAGGTAACGGTTATCATCCGCTCCCTTTCTCTGACCTGCAAGGGAGAAAGGCTGGCAAGGAAATCCGCCTGTGAGGACATCGATTCTTCCTTTCCATTGACTAAAGTCTGTCTTTGTAATATCTTCATAATGCTCTGAATCAGGAAACCAATATTTTAGTATCTCGTTGCAAAAAGAGTTTATCTCACAGTGAAAGGCATTTTTCCAACCCATCCATGACGCTGCAACGCTAGGGGCATCAAAGCCGCTAAATAAAGAACCGTGAGTTTTATTCATATCATTCGTTGTTTAATTAATCACACCCATTAAGTAGTCTGATATTGCGTAGACTACCAGATAAAATAAGATGTTAACTCCTAGGAGAAGGAGGATGTTTAGGAGTATTCTCATCTGCGGGAAGAGCCTTTCAATTCGATTACATTAAACATTTCTTTCACTCTATCAGCGATATAACCTTCATATTTACCGACAAATTCCGTATCAGGATTCAAGTTGGTAGTAGCATGAGTTACAAATTCCCTTCTGACTTCATAACGAAGCTGGAGAATGGTTTGCACTACGTTAATACCTGTCCCATAGTGTTTAGAATCGACCGGTTCTCTCCCCAGTTCATCTATCGCTAGATTACACATACAATCTCTATCAGTATATTGAGCAATACCATTCATCCCTTTTTCGGCATATAATAAAGCTATCTCAATAGCACTAGAAAATTTAAAGCCTAATCTATCGTTGTTGCATCCATACCGGTAACGGTTTATTTTCCCCAGATAACGTTGAAGCCCCTTTATTAAGACTGATTTCCCAACTCCTAAAGGCCCCCATAAAAGCAAACCTTTTGAGGAATCTAATAGATTGCTTTTACACCAGACATAATTATACATCTCGGATAAAATATTTTTGTTGCGTTCATCAACGATAAACCCCGGCTCTACCTCTTTCATGGAGTTTATAAACTCTTTTTCCCAAAAGCATTCTATCCGATCCTCTCCCCAATCTATATCCTTTCCATGAATATGATACCTAACCGAAGGAGATTGATTTAATTCCTGCTGACCTAATTTCACCACTGGGATTATCTCCCCGATTGTTCTGATTGTTTCCATACTTCTGTTTTAACCATTCTTGATAATCACGTTCAGTTCCCGTAAAAACGACCCCAGTCCAATCTGATTCGATAGCTCTTTCGATCTGCCGGATAGCAAACTCTTCTTCAAACTTGGAAAGTTTATCAAGCGAAATCTGAAGAGCATAGTTAAGCTTCTTCTTCCATTTCGGAGTTTTACGGAGTGCCTCCCATGCCGACATAAAAGCCATCGAAGTGAAAGGGTAAACCAATGGAGTTTCATCCCCTTTTTCCTTGCGAGATTTCTTCTTTGGAGTGGGGGGAGTCTCACGCACGTGTGCGTGACTCTCTACGTTTATAGTTTTATTAATATCTATAATAGGTGAAATTTTAATATCATCAGTACCATTTACCGATGATATTACCGGAGTAGAATTTTTATCATCGGTATTTTCATCAGTACGTAGTACCGAAGAAATTACCGTATAATTTACTGATGATTGAGTATCTTTTATTTTGTTATCATCCGTATTTTCTCCGGTATTTTCATCAGTACCATTTACCGATGATATTACCGATGATTTCATATCATTGCTTAGGATTGTCTGAAAAGAATAATAACATCCTATCCTCTTATCTCTACATGACTCGAAAGATATTAAACCTGCATCAGCAAGTATTTTGCGTGATTTCCGTAGTGTTTTATCCCATATATTCAATGAAGTACATAATACAGAACTACGAACCTCAAACACCTCTTTCCATCCCTTTTCATTGCAAATAGATATTAGTTCATAATATAATGCCTGATCTATTGCGGTGAGATAAGTATCATTTCTAATCTTCCGAAGCTTGGATATTAACTGATAACTATTCATAAACGGAAATATCTATTGGCCGCACATTCATCAAAAGACTTCACACGCTCTATTAGACGCTTTTGTTTGCGTCTAAAGGACAGATCATTATCATACCTATTGTGACATTCCCGGCACAATCCAACTATATTCAAGGGATTTGTATAGTGTTCGGGATACATGCTTTTGGGAACTAAATGTGCAGCATCTACAGCCGGTTTACCACATATAACACAATAGGAAGGAAGGTTTTCCTTAATCTTGGCTATTTCTCTGTTACGTTGTGCTTGTTTAGTACTAATCTGTTTCATATAAGTTATTTTAAAAATAGTTCCCGGATACCGAACCAACGGACACCGGGATTATTTATTTACCATGCTTCATTACATGACAATCTTCACATAGCGTTTCAAGGCAATACAAGAACTCTAATTCATGACCTACAATAGAATATCCCGCAACTTCATAGACTTTATGATGAATCTCTAAATTGTATGTTTTACCGCATACTTGGCAACGATGCCCGTCGCGAATACGAACCTTTCGTTTCACTTCCTCCCAATACGGGTTATTCTTCAGACTCTTCCGATACTTCGATGGTCTCCCCTTCTTGTGTGCCAGTCTCGTCATTATTTCCCTCCTTTCTCCATGGACTTTCTCCTATTGGAGAACGATGTAATTCATGCCGTTGAATAGGTATAGATTCACCGGTTGATTCATCAACAATATTCTCACCCTCACCAAACTGACGAACATTTTTTCGTGTATCCTTGAAATCAACATTCGGAAGATCATAACCTAATTCCTTAAATGCTTCCTGGTTCTTTTCTCCAGAATTAAATAAGTCATTATATTCGTGTTTCGGAATTTCCTGAACCAATGCCAAACGGAAAGCGTCATTCACCCATGAATAATACAAATAATACCCCATAACAGGAATACGGAAGGTATCAATCATTTTTAGGGGATAATCTCTAACTCCTTTTTTAGCAAGATTAACAAGGTCCTTAAATTGGGTATGTAACGCTGAAATTTTCGCTTCAAACTCCTTCTTTTCATTATTGAATTTAGCTTTTAACGACTCTAATTGCGCTTCTAATTCCGGCATCTGTTCTTCCGCAATTTCACCGTAATTAGCACGAATAGTTGAGATTTCATAATCATCCATCACCCGATTGGCTATTACATCTTTTTCCTGAATGGAAATAAAGTTCTCCGCCAGTTTCTTTTTTATCTCATCCATGCATACACAATCGGGAAATATAATTTCTGGAAACTTTACTGTTGTTGGAAGCTTGAACTGAACTTCTTCTGGAGAGTAGTCTTTTAAATCAATCATTGTTTCTTTTATTTTAGTTAATCATTCAATATCGTCAATAGCAACCGGATGAAGCATTTTTTTACTCCATTCCGGAAGTTGCATATCAATAATACCACGGGCACCTTCTTCCGCATTAGCATCATAGCCGGGAAACCACTTCTTTTCAAAGCAGTCCTTTACGATGGAAAGAGCATAGTGATATTTATATTTGCCATTTGCAAGATCATCAGGAGACCAGAATAGAACAGCAACATCAAAAGGCTCAACTGTCTGTAACATTATCATTATTGTTACATTAAAGTTTCTTTCTGTAATACTACTCATTACTTCTTGATACATTCCTTCTGAAAGCTCGTATTTAAGCTTCGCACAATCATAGTAGAACTTACCGAGATCATCGGCTCGTGTGGTCTTAAAGGAAATTACAGCATTTACACCAATATTTTCCTTTACATTGAAATAATCCGGCCTAACTCTAACATCTAACCCTGTTTCTTCGTCCTTGCCATAAAAAGACACCTCTGAATAAGCCCCTTTCAATAATTGGGGGATAATACCACCACCATACCAATAATAATTTCTCTCAAGAGCTTTTATTACCATACTCATATCTTCACTGATAAAGGAGTAACCCAGATCCAAACATTTCTGTTTTTTATAATCACGGTAATCTTTAAGATCGCTAAAGTTCCATCTTTCAGAGAGTATTTCTTCTTCGACATCTGAAACATAGTTCTTATCATTTGATAATAAGTCGTTATAGAACTTAATCATTACTATTACACCGTCTTTGGAAGATTGGTTACATTTAGGTTCTACTTTGACAAGTTCAAATAAACGTGGCTCCAAGAATGCCATGTGGGCAAATGTGCCTAGTTGAAAGCAGGGCTTTTCTTTTTCCTCAAATACCCTTTCATAATCATAGTAAAATGAACGAGGAGTCTTGAGGGCATTTTTGAGGTTAGAAGAAGAAATATGCTTGCTTTTCAAATACATCTCCATTGGATCTCGCTTAACCAATCCATTAACGCTTAATTCTTTCAAATCAATATTAACAGGTGGTTTGTGAGAATTTGAGTATATGAAGTCAAGCATTTCTTCTTTGGTAGGATAATCTTCCGGATTATAGGCAGAAGGGTTGAGTTCTTCCCCTTCCGCAAATCCATTCAAGTCAAATGCTTCCATTAGCCGGCAACAGGTAAGTTTATAAGCAGGGGTTTGACAGACCAATTGTCTGATTGGAAATTATTGGTTTTATTCTTCCTTTTACCCATGTAAGTGATTTTAAGGGGAGTTCCTTTTTTAAGAGCACCATTCTCAATATATTGCTCCAAAATACCGACTAATCTTCGGGAACCGTTAGTTATAGTTTGAACGGTTCCGTCCGCCTTTCTTTCTAAAAAGAAAGCACAATCCAAATCTATTAATTCATCTGGATTGGTAGCACTCAATACCTTTTGTGATTTGATTTCTACAAAAAATATTTTCTTGAATTCTCCAGCCTTTTCTGGAGACCAATAATTACCGCACAAGTCTATTGGAAGTTCTTGGGCATCATCCAAAGAAGGAAGATTGTCTTTACTCAAATCTGCTGTTTGAATCTCAAATACAGATTCTGTCTCTCTAATAGTTAATTCTTTTTCTTCTTTCATATCTCATATTATTTAAAGTGGTTTAAATTGCTCCCGGAGTGCCGATCAAAGCAAACCGGGATTAAGTTAAGATAGTTTGCGGATAATCTCACC